CTTAACCCTCCAAGGTAATTGAACATAACCAAGACCTAGCGCAGTATCCGCGCACCGTCAAGCATAAAAATGCACAAAACATAAAAAAAGTTTACACATGCAGCGCAAAGCCTTACTGTGGCTTGTGTTGGGCAAGTGTTGATATTGCTTGGGTTTTGTTTTGAATGGGGTTTGTTTTACATTTGCATACACGCACAACGTACAGAACCAGACGCGCTGCAATGCAATCGCCGCGAGCCTATCACAGAATGTTAGGTGTTGCAAATATGTCACACACTGTTGCAGCCAGGCCACACTGCAATGTTCTGCCAGCGCAAGGCATAGGGGGGCATGTTTTGTAAGGCGGCACACCCGACAGCGCGCGGCCTGCTATATATATGTTAAATACTACTATCCAGCACACACACAGGAGTAACCATGACCAAGCTTACCAGACAGCGCACAGACATAATCATATCCAGCATTGCAGACGGGCATAGCATTGTGGACGTATGCGAGGCCACTGGCGTGTCCAGGACTGCGTTCTACCAGCGTTGCAAGAGGGATGAGGAGTTTGCAGCGGCTGTTAAGGAAGCGCAGCAGTATAGTGCGGAGAAGGCTTTAGAGGAGTTAGACACTTTGTATGGTGATGCGTTGCATGGTAGGAAGGATTACAACCCTAATGTATTGCGAGACTATGCGCATCATGTACGGTGGAAGGTAGGTAAGGTATTGCCTGAGAAGTTTGGGGAAGCTAAGAACCGTGCTGGCGTAGAGGTCAGTGATGGTACAGTTAGGATATTGTGGGAGACTGACAGTGGCACAAGCAGTTAAGATACCTTATAAGCCTCGGCCCTTACAGGCAGAGATGCACAATAGTTTAAAGCGGTGGAACGTGCTGGTAATGCACAGACGCTTTGGCAAGACCGTGTGGGCTGTTAATGAACTTATTAAGAAGGCGCTGACTTGTGAGTTACCAAGGCCAAGGGTGGCGTTTGTAGCGCCTACTTTTACGCAGGCCAAAAGGATTGCCTGGGATTATGTGAAGTTCTATGCGGGTGTGATACCAGGTGTTTCTTTTAATGAGACAGAACTGCGTGTGGACTTTCCTAATGGCGGTAGGTTGATGCTGTTATCTGCTGAGAACCCAGATAGTTTGCGTGGTATCTATTTAGATATGTGTGCGTTCGATGAGTTTGGTATGCAGAATCCAAGGGTATGGGGGGAGGTTGTGAGGCCAGCACTATCTGATAGAGAGGGTGCGGCTATATTTCTAGGTACACCAGCAGGCCATAATCACTTTTATGATTTATTTGAAACTGCCAAAGACCAAGCAGAAGAAGGTAATGACCAATGGTATTATAAAATAGTACGGGCTAGTGAGAGTGGGCTAGTTAAGGATGAGGAGTTAGACGCTGCCAGGACGCAGATGACACCCGAACAGTATGAACAGGAATACGAGTGTTCGTTTACTGCTGCTATTATTGGCGCTTACTACGGCAAGTTGTTGGATGCTGCTGATGATGATGGACGTATTACTAGAGTTCCTTATGACCCTATGTACCCTGTGCATACTGCTTGGGATTTGGGGATAAACGATTCCACAGCTATCTGGTTCGCCCAGATTTTCCGAGGTGGTGCAGTTAATATTATTGATTATTACGAGAGTAGCGGTGTTGGCCTACAGCATTATGCGGATGTTCTTAATAAGAAGGAATACATTTATGGCGACCATTTAGCGCCGCATGACATTGAGGTTAGAGAGTTAGGTAGTGGAAAGTCCAGGTTAGAGACAGCCTATAGCCTTGGTATTAGGTTTAGGGTAATACCTAAGATGAAGATAGCTGATGGTATTAACGCGGCAAGGATGTTGATACCTAAATGCCACTTTGATAAGGATAAGTGTGGTGAAGGCGTTGGTTATTTGAAACAGTACAGGCAAGAGTTCGATGAACGTAGAAAAGTTTTTAGAGACCATCCGTTGCATGATTTTACGTCACATGCGGCAGATGCGTTTCGGTATCTCGCTGTGGGTCTCGAAAATAGAAGTAACTTTACGAAACCTCCGCAGCAAATAGCACAAATGGAGTATAACCCATTCACATTATGAGCAAGTCTATAGATGTAGAAGCTATCAAGTATCTGCTTGATTGGAGTGATTACCACGGCTGGTGGGGCGTTGAAGAAGTTGAACGCTGCATTAGACCGCCGATGACACTTGGTCAGTACCTGGTTTTAAGAGACAATTCTGGCATGCCAATGTGCTTTGCAACCTGGGCGTTCCCTAATTATGCCCAAGTTGTCGAGTATACAGACAGCTTATGTTTCCCAGCAGAAGGTTATGATGGTGGCGGCACAGTTCCGTGGATAGTTGACTTTATTGCAATAGGCGGTAAGAGAAACATAGCTATAGGTTTCCGAAACCTAAAAAGTATGTTATCTAATAAAGGGTATAAAAATGCGTACTGGCTGCGCACTGAGACACAAAAACTAGGCTTTCACAAGTGGGATTAGGAGATTATTATGGGTGGTGCAGTAAGAAGGTTTGTTCCAAAATTTATTAGGAAACCAATTAATAAGGTTGCAAAGTTTGTAGATAAAAAAGTTGTTGAGCCTCTGGAAAAGCCGGTGAAGAAGGTTGCTAAAGTAGTAGATAAGGCTGTTGTTGAGCCTTTGGAAAGGCCGGTAAAGAAAGTAGTAAAGGGCGTTAAAAATGTAGCTGATGAAGCTTTTGAAGAACTTATTGAAAAGCCTGTTAAAAAAGTTGCCGCTGAAACTTTTGACATTGTTATGAACACTGACAAAGAAGAACGCCGCGCTATGTTAGGTGATAAACCGCCAACACCTGAGCCAATAGTTACACCAGAGGTAACACCAGAGGTTGTGCCTGATGATACACTCTTGGCATCCAAAGCACGCCGCCGCACAGTAGGCAAACGTAAAGGACAAGCTGGCACAATAATGGAAGGCTACGGTGTAGCTTATGCAAAGCCTAGCTCTAAATCCCCAACAGGAGGTGCTGCATAATGTCGTTCTTAAAACCAAAAGTTTATATGCCACCCGCACCACCACCACCTCCACCACCAGTAGAGGCCGCTGAAGAAGATACAGAACGCGCAGCAGCATTGTCTGAAGAAGCCGTTAAGAAAGCCCGTAAAAGAAAAGGTGCTGGGTCTACTATAGTTGCTGGTTCTGGCTTGGCTGGTGGCGCAGGACCTACTACTGGCACTGGCGGCACACCTACATTATTGGGGTAATCTATGCAAGATTTCATTAAGTCACTGGTAAAACGGTACGATTCACTAAAGACCCGTAGGGATAATTGGGATACGCATTATCAGGAACTTGCTGATTATATGCTACCCCGCAAAGCCGATATTGTTCGCAAGCGTTCCAGAGGCGAGAAGCGGATGGAAATGATATTCGATGGCACTGCATTGCAGGCTGTTGATTTGTTATCCGCTAGTCTTCACGGCATGCTCACCAGTGGTGCAACTCCCTGGTTCCACCTGGACTTAAAAGATGCAGACATAGGCCGTGACGATGAGGTGCGCGAGTGGTTACAAGACACCAGTATGCGCATGATGAGGGCGTTTAGCCACTCTAACTTTGAAACTGAAATCCATGAGATGTACGTTGACCTGGTTGTATTTGGCACAGGCTGTATGTTTGTCGAGATGGATGACCGTGACCTACGCTTTAGCACCAGGCACATATCTGAGTTCTATGTTCAAGAGAACCAGTTTGGCATTGTAGATACAGTCTTTAGAATGTACAGGCTACCAGCCCGTCAAGCTGTGCAAAGGTTTGGTATTGACAATGTTGGCGACTACATTGCCAAGAAGTTTAAAGAAAAGCCAGATGACGAAATAGATTTGTTGCATGCTGTTGTGCCGCGTATTAACCGTGACCCTAACAAGCGTGACAACAAAAACATGCCGTTTGCATCATTCTACATCGACATGCAAACAAAGATGCTACTTTCCGAAAGTGGTTTCCAAGAGTTCCCGTACATTGTCCCACGATTTTTGAAGGCAACTGGTGAGACAATGGGGCGTTCCCCAGCGATGACTGCGTTGCCTGATGTTAAGATGTTGAATCTTATGTCTAAGACAATCATCCAAGCTGCTCAGAAACAGATAGACCCTCCCCTTCTTGTTCCTGACGATGGATTCCTCTTGCCCATCAGAACGCAGCCTGGGGGATTGAACTTCTTTAGAAGCGGTACTAGAGAGATGATTACGCCGCTAAACACAGGCGCAAACATTCCTATTGGTCTAAGTATGGAAGAACAACGGCGTACAGCTATTCGTTCAGCGTTCTATGTTGACCAGCTTCTTAGTGGTGGCGCACCAAATATGACAGCTACTGAAGTTGTCCAGCGCCAGGAAGAACGTATGAGAGTGATTGGCCCTGTGCTGGGAAGATTGATGAATGAGATGCTTCGGCCTCTTATTGACCGTGTATTTGCGCTAATGTTGCGCAGTGACATGCTTCAACAGCCGCCAGAGATGTTGCAAGGGCGTGATGTAGACATTGAATATGTATCGCCACTAGCCCGTGCGCAGAAATCAAGCAGCCTTAACAGCACTATGAAAGCGCTAGAAATACTCATGCCGCTGTCGCAATCCATACCAGTAGGAGACCACATTGATGCCGATGGGTTGGTTAAGCATGTAACTGAAGCATTAGGCGTACCAAAGACAGCATTGCGGTCAGAACGTGAAGTGCAACAGGTTCGTGAGGAACGCGCCGCACAGCAACAGCAACAAATGGAAATGATGCAAGAGCAACAAGAAATACAAAATGTAGGTCAGCTTGCCCAAGCATCTAGGATGGTTAGTAAGTGACACCAGAAATAGAAAAGATTAAATTCCTTTACAGACAGACGTTTACCGCCGATGGCGCAACCAAAGTCTTAGAGGACTTAGAGGCGAGGTGTAACTACCGTGCTTCTAGTTATGTAGCTGGCGATGCCAATGCTACAGCATTTGAGGAAGGAAAACGTGCTGTTATCCTTCATATCCATAACATGATGAAAGAGGAATAAATGTCAGAAGAAACTGTCGAACAGGTAGCCCAGCCAGAAACTGCAACTGTCATGGAGACACCAGCAGAAGTAGCATCAGGTGGGTCTGGTAACGAGTTTTTAGAATTGATACCAGAAGAATTGCGTGGACACCCTAGCATTTCACCCATTAAAGATGTTGGAAACCTAGCCCGTTCTTATGTGAACGCGCAAAAACTAATCGGCGCGGACAAGATACCGATGCCAGTAAACCCTACAGATGAGGACTTAGACAGGATTTACAGCCGATTAGGAACACCAGAGGCAGCTACAGGGTACGAGCTTCCTATTGATGGAAACATAATTACAGAGGAAGTTGCGTCTGATTACGCAGATATTGCGCATAAGCTGCGCCTTACGCCCGACCAGGCCAAAGGTGTGCTTGATTATTACAAAAGCAGCGTAGAGCAAATAGACTCAGCTACAATGGAACAGGTTGAGATTTCCCGTGAAAATACTGAGTCAGTATTAAAGCAAGAGTGGGGCCGTGCTTACGACCAAAAAGTATCGGCTGCTGCTAGTGCAGCGCAAGAGTTTGCTGACCCAGAAATGTTTAACATCACTTTACAAGACGGTTCAAAGTTAGGGGATAACCCTGAGTTTATAAAAGCCTTTGCAAAAATTGCTGATTTCCGACAAAGTGTTACAAGTGAAGATACTGTTGCAGAAATGTCACAGTCAGGTATAATGACACCAGCCTCTGCGCAAACAGAGGTTGACGCGATTATGAATGACAGAAGCCATGCTTATTGGGATAGGAAGAATCCTATAGCCCGTGAGCAAGCTGTAAAAAGGGTTTCTGATTTAATGAGCCAGATACATGGATGAGTTAGATTATCGTTCATTAAGGCTTGAAGTTTTAAGAACTGCGTTAGAGTTTGGTACGCAGAGAGACATAGTGAATCCTGACCTTCTCTTTGACAAGTATTGGGCGTTGGTCATGCAGGGTAGCGGAGAGTTCCGTCCTAAAGACAATCGGAAAGACGATAGCTTAATGGTAGCTAAAAAACCTAGAAGTGTCCGCAAGGGTAGCGCATCGCAATTACTGTAACTTAAACCTGTGAAAACAATGGAGACATGATATGTCATCACAAATCACCACGGGCTTTGTACAACAATATTCTGCGAACGTGCAGATGCTATCACAGCAGATGGGTTCTCGTCTTCGTGATGCGGTGCGTATTGAGAATGTTATTGGCAAAAATGCCTTTATCGACCAAATTGGTGTAGCGACAGCGCAGCTTCGTACATCAAGAAATGCCGACACACCTCAGATTGATACCCCACACGGGCGTAGACGTTTGAGCCTTGCTGACTATGAGTATGCAGACCTGATTGACGACCAAGACAAGGTTCGTATGCTTGTTGACCCGACTTCATCTTACGCTATGGCGGCTGCTGCTGCTATGGGTCGTGCGATGGATGATGTCATCATTACTGCTGCAACAGGTACAGCCTCAACAGGCGAAACTGGTAGTGGTTCAGCGTCCCTAGATGCAACAGCCAACTCTGTTGGTTCAGCATCATCAAACGATGGATTGACCGTTGCAAAGCTAACTGAAGCAAAGCGTAAGTTAGACCTTGCAGACGTTGACCCTTCTATCCCACGTTACATTGCAGTTGGCCCAAAGCAGATTGAAGATTTGCTTGGAACAACTCAGGTGACTTCATCAGACTTCAACACCGTCAAGGCGTTGGTATCTGGCGATGTGGACACATTCATGGGCTTCCGCTTTATCATGTCGAACCGTTTGGCCGTTTCTGCCACAGATGTTCGTACATGTTTTGCATGGGCTGAGGATGGTCTTACATTAGGTATGGGCAAAGACATTTCTGCCCGTATTGATGAGCGTGCAGATAAAGGTTACGCAACCCAGGTTTACTATTGCATGAGCATCGGTGCGGTGCGCATGGAAGAAAACAAGGTTTGCCAAATCTTCTGTGACGAAACCCCTGACTAATAGGAGCTAAAAGATGACTACTAAAAACTCAGACTTAGTAGCGAATCTTGAGGCATCCCCTCAAGTCGCTAACGATGCCCAGGAACTACACGGCGTAATCCGTGTGGCTCAGGGAAACGTAGCCTTGGCTGCTGGTGATAGCACTGACGATGATATCGTGATGCTTGCACCAATTCCAAGCAACGCATCCATTGTATCTTTGCAAGTAGGCACTGACGCTTTAGGTGGAAGCTGCACATACAATGTTGGTATCTACACAGATGCTGGCGCTGTTAAGGACGAGGACTTCTTTGCTACTTCTGTTGCCGATGGTGCAGCATTAGCAGAGCTTCGTTACGAGGCCGCTGACCTAAACACTACAGGCCAGAAGATGTACACAATGGCTGGTGATAGTTCTGACCCAGGCGGGTTCTACTATGTTGCCGCAACTTTCAATGCGACAGGTGGAACTGGTGGTGACATGGCTTTTGTCATCCAGTACGTTGTAAACTAAACAATGTGGGGGGCGGTTCTGCCGCCTCCCATACATCTTTGGAGGGGATATGATGAAGCCGTGCGGAGACTTCCGCTGGGATTTAGAAGTAGGTCAGATAGCTGAACAATGGCTGGGCGGCATACTCAGTGGAAACACTATAGAGGTAAAAAGGGATTTTGTAGCTTCACGGACGGGAAATGTGTTTGTGGAGTTTTTTTGTAGAAACAAACCAAGTGGCATAGCTACAACACAAGCAACACATTGGGCATTTATACTTGATGATGAAACTGTGGTATTGTTACCAACAGATAAGTTAAAGATTATAGCAAGAGAAGCATATAGGAAACGTGGCCCTGTTATGGGCGGCGAGAAGAATTTAAGCAAGGGCGTACTGATTAGAGTTGAAAGGCTAGTAAACCATGCCATCAGTTGTTGACATATGTAACCAATCACTAGACTTGCTAGGCGCTGCTACTATTACAGCCCTAACAGAAAACTCTAAAGAAGCTAGGCTTTGTAACAGAAACTTTGAGTTAATCCGTGACTCAGTTCTACGCGCACATCCCTGGAACGTAGCTGTCACCAGAAAATCATTGCCTCAAGACACTGACACTCCGGCATTTGGTTTTAACTTCCAGTACACTTTACCAACAGACCCGTACTGTTTGCGGTTGTTGTCGTTCTGGGATACCAGTGTGAACAACGAGATTGCAGCTTATGACAGCAATGTCATGTACAAGATTGAGGGCCGTAAGATTTTGTCTAATGAGAATGTCTGCAATATTATATACATAGGCCGCGAGGCTGATACTGAACAGTATGATTCCTTGCTAACTTCCACAATAGCGCATCGCTTGGCTGCTGAAATTGCTTATGGAGTTACAGGCAGTTCTACTCTGGCGCAGGGTATGCAGGGATTATACGAACAAAGATTACGAGAGGCCAAATCAATAGACGCTATGGAAGGATACCCAGAACAGCCAATCGCAGACACCTTTACTAACTTTAGGTTGTAACATGGCCCGTGTATCCAGCATCATCACCAACTTCCGCGCTGGTGAAATATCGCCAAAGCTAGAAGGCCGTATTGATTTACAGAAATACAACGAGGCTGCGCAAACGCTAAACAATATGTTGGTGTACCCATCTGGCGGTGTAACGCGCAGACCAGGTAC